CTAGATATACTTTTGTAAATGAGAAGTATAAAACTCTTTCTATTTCATAAAAGAACTAACTACAAGGCTTTTCGATCTAAGACTTCAAAAGCTTAATAAAGTCAAAATAAAATATAAAATTTAACGTGTATAAACGTCAGGGGGTACAGCATAAGTGCTGGAAGAAGCTGGGATATTAGTACCACCAGCATATGAAATGAGCGGTTGGCCTATTTGACAACCAGCACGAAAATCGTCGCCAACGCTCATGAAAATTCGAGTGACACATCTGTATGAGTTAGTCATCTTAGCATAATTAACTATAATAGTGCCAGGGTTAGACATCTCACATCTACGTGTCGATCCTCGCGAACCAGCTGCGTTCCAGGCTGTGTTAACAATGCCCTCATTACCAGCCATAGCTAACGGACAAATGCGGTTCTTCATGACATAGGGTATTTCAAACTCACACTGAGGGGCAACACGAGACGCAATATCACGCGGGCCATGGTGGGTCATATTATAAGTTGTTTGTATAGATGCTGATATAGGACCACCAGGACCAAGAGACTCATCATTAACACCCATAAGAGCAACATAACCAGATGATAAAACAGGATCAATACGATCAGGAACAAAATCAACACTAATGGCTGGCATGTCAATTGCCAATTCAGATTCCGAAAACACTTCGAAAAGTATCTTAAAACGAAGTGAACCGCGGAAAAATCGAAATAAAGCCAAATACCAATTAATAACATTACTAGCGTTATTGATATTAGATCCACCTGATGTGAAAAAAGGCATCAATAGCTCAGCAATATTAAATGTTGCAACGACTGGAAAGTATTGCGCAAAATCTGTACCGTAACCTCCAACCTCAGTAACAGCTGTTCTAACATGGCAATATCTTTTCAAAACATCTTTAATGCTCTTATAAGTCTCAGACATACATGCCAAATCTGTTGCCATAATGGTTTGACCCAAATGTGATAAGTCAGTGCCAGGATTAGGATCGATACCTTGGGCATAAGGAATCCACGATGTATTGGCCCGACTAATAAAATTAAGTCTAAAATCTTTTCCTCCGGCAACAAAAACATTAACAGGATACGCAGTTGGCAAACCTGATGGAACAGCAAGAGGATTAAGAACATAGAGGGCTATTTGTCCGATACATGAATCATATGCTATAGAATCATCATATGCCGCAGAAACACCAGAAGCAGCATTCTGAACAAATTGACTTCGTAACACTCGCTTCCATGGTGTATCAGATACAAACGGAACTTCAACCTCAAATGTCTTACTATCACCATTAACCTCAAACGTATAACCCAAACCAGATGTAGGCTCTATACCCGCTGTAACCGTCTCAGGACAAGCAGTACCATAAATAATCGCACACCAAACTTTCATGGTGACAAAACTATTTGTCACAAAATCAAATCTAAACTTCATTGATCCACCCCAAAAATTGAATGGCATAGCAACATATGATATCAAAGGTATATTCGCAACCGAACTGGGTGGAAACCAATTAGCTGGTGCCGCTTCAACAAGTCTAGGTGCAATTGTACTAATCTGGGGAAGAACATAAGGTGTGATAGGTATATATTCAATAACGGCACCAGGAGCCAATGAAGTATTAACAGATGTACTATACCAATAAGTATACTTACCACACAGATAAGCTATATCCATCTCATCGTATGTGGTACCATAATCTTTAGGAGTCGATGTTGATGTACCACTAGGATACATACACATACGTTGCAATGGATCAACATTAATACAATGAGACATATAACCTATAGCTCTACGAACCAACGGTTCAGGTCCCAAAGTGTAAGCGGGTTTATCCATCGTACTAACCTTTAGATCAGCATTAATATCAAAAGCATCACCTGTTATATTCGTTGGCAAGGCTTGTGATGCAACTTTCTCCCAATTAGTAACAGTATTGGTAACATAAGAATGTGTGCCTCCTTGCGATGTAGCACTAGCAACACGGGGAACACAGAGTTCAACATCCTCTAAATGTAAGAAAACCGTAGCATAAATAGTAGTTGGTGCACCAGTACCAACAGAAAGAGGATTAAAAACCATCAATCTAAAAGAATGAGAATTATCACTAAAGTATGATGAATTGCTTTGGTGAGTATATCTCCCAGAGACACGTGGCACACCTGATGTATAATCCGTGATATTCATCCACTCGTATGGCATAACCCAAGGAGCTGTAATAGTAACTGTATCGTTACTAGAAGCATCCAAAAACACATGATCAAATCCTGTATAACCTGATATGTTCTTATTACCTACAGGATAAAAATCAGCTGCGCCAATACTATAAGGGAGAATAAAAGCCATAAGTCTGCCAGCGGCAAATTTATTGCCGTTAATCTGAATACGAAAAACAGGTCTATATTTCATGAATGTGAATGCTGACATAACTGGAGCCCAAACAGCAACCGTGTTCAAAACACTAGGTAGATCGAACTGCTTCAAAATGTCGCCTTGGGCAGATGTAGTAGTAAAAGCATAGGTACCTAATCGTTGTGGTTTACCAAAAATTCTCTGTATACTCCAAGAACCAAACATAAGATTTTCAGAATCACGAGGACTAATAGACTTGTTAACATCAATACTCGGTTTCTGTTCAATAAATGTAACAGCTCCAGCAACATTAGTCTCTTCCTTAATATTCGCTTCATCTGTCTCACCCGCTGTTGAAGGGCCGGCATTATCCTTTTCACCACCTTGAGCGATAGCAATATCGTTGTTACCACTTATACTATCACGCAAAAGATTATCAACTATATCATGCGTTATGTCCCTATCTTTAAAAAGATCATACAAATACTTGGTCAACTTATAACCACCATACAATGTAGCACCCAACATACCAAGACTAATTCCATTACGTAGCCTAGTTCTAGCTGCTCTATCAATAATATTCAGATCAGTTCCTTCTAAAGAAACAACTCTTTTAGCATCTGTATTCGGTAGGTCGACATAATATTGGGTTGTAAACTCCTCTGTATCATCGGGGACAACATCTAACAAAAATCCGTATTGCATAATAGTTAAAAGATAATTAAATGAAATATGACCCTCAGGTGTATAACTGGGTTGATTCTCACTATAATCGACATTAGACTTTGCCATCTCGACCGCAACAACCCACATATCAACAAACTCATCCATAAATTCCATCAACTCAGGATCTGTAGAATAACAGTGTAGGAAAGCCCATTTGCCTGCTGTATAAGCATCTTGAATAGGTAACTTAATATCAGGATTCATCTTCTTCCATTTAAAATTGGCTAATCGAACAAATGTACGACCACCCTCTGAATCTACTGTAGTAGTATTACTACTACGAAATAAAGAAGCAAACAATCCCTTTTTAACTTCAGGCTGGGGCAATGATGTAACCGTATCAACAATCTGAGTGTTCATCTCAATAACAGGAACCTCATCAGTTGCAATTGGATTACGATCAGTAACAAAACACATATCAAGATAGTCCCAAGTAAGTAAATGTGGTGTGTTGCCATGTTTCTTACCGGCTTCCACAAGTGCTGAATGCAATAATCCACGTTCTTTATTAAAACGATCAACACCATAATGGTACCACATCATAAGTGCCATATTAGCATTAACAACACTAGCGGAATAATCATCGTCACTATCACGAATCCAATTAACCATTTCCTGCAATGTACTTTCATCCATAATAGCATGATAAATCATACCATCACGGCGGAAGCCATTCTTAAGAAATATACAATCTGTG